AGGATTGTTTTTTTCTATAGCCATTATCTAAGTTTCCTTGTTAATTGATTGATGTCCATGATACCACCTTGGTTCATATTCATTTTTGATTTAAGCATATTTTCAAACATACCTTCTGCTTCTGTTAATTTATTTGTAACAGGTTCTGTTACTGTATCTACACCTTTTCCTATAGCACTTAATACATCAGGTCCATAAGTTTTAGCATCATACGCCGCAGAAATAACATTTAATCCTGGAACTGCTTTTGCTCCTAATGCAAAACCTGATTTACCAATAGTAGCTATTAGACTAGTTAGTGCTGCTGTTTTTGCTTTTCCTGGTAATTTATCTATTTGCGCTAGAGCTACATCTAATGCGAATTGTTTAGATTTGGCTAAGTTTTTCTTTCCCCAATTTTGTATATCAGTAAATACTTTACTTTGAAATTTAGGATTTCCTTTTACGCCTTCTGCACTTTTTGGTGAAGAAAATACATAATCAAAATTATCTTTTAGATATTGACTTTCAAAAGTTTTTTTTATTACAGGTAATCCGTTTTTAGGATTAATTGAAATTACTTTTGAATATCCTTTTTTTATAATGGGAAGTCCTTTAGCATCTCTTAAAACTTTTTTATCTTTCCCAAATTCCAATCCTTTTTCAAGAATAGATATTCTAGAGTCTTGTGCGTAATCTGCTAAATAACCAGAGCTTCTAAGAACTTGTAATGCTTCCTTATCTAATTTACTTAAAACTTCTTTATTAAACTTTTTAAAAGCCTTATTGTATTTATTACTATCTAACTCTCCCTCTTTTATAAAGTTTTCAATTTTAGGAACATCTTTAAAGGAATCTATTTGAGCTCTAGTGATTCCAGATTTTTTATTTTTAAATAGTTCAAATACATCTTTATATCCGTAATCTCTTGTTACCTTACTACCATTTAAAAGATTTTTAATTCTTGTAGTATTTCTTACTAAATCTCCTTCTCCCACTGCATCTAGGACAGTTGCAGTTGATGCAGTAGCACCAGATAGTTGTGGTGGTTTTTTTGGAATTTTAATATCTGTTATGTCACCACCATTTTTCATTCCTATAGGCGATGTCATTTCAAAAATACTTTTCATAATTATTTTCTAGCTTTACCGTATCCTCTTGTAGCTAGTCTACCGGCTACTTTAGATTTTTTAACTTCTCCACCTTTATGGTATTTCTTAACTTCTCCACCATCTTTATAATTAGGATTAATTTGAAATAGTTCTGCTTTAATAATATCTATTTCGTCTTGGTCCTCATTAGCTATAGCTGTCGCTAACATATCTTCTAATGTTTTTTTTCTACTTGCTGCCATAATTATTTCCTAGCTTTTCCATATCCTCGCATTGCTAGTCTACCAGCAAGTTTAGATTTTTTACTTTTAACTTCTCCACCGTGCTTGTACATCTGTACAGCTTCAGCGTCACCTTTGCGTACTGCTCCACCTTTTTGTTTCATTAGAGGAGACAATAGACCTGGAATTTTTCCTGATTTTTCACCTCTAATTGAAATAGATTTTCCATCTTTAGTAAATCTCATAACTGGAGGATCACTCATACCCATCCCCTTACTCATTGTCCATCCATCTGCTAAGGCTTCCTCAACTGTAGTAGGATTTTCTTCTTTTCCAGCAACAGCAGCTTTACGAGCAACAATTGATGAACCTATTCTGGCTTTAATTTCCCCGGGGGACATTTTTTTATTTGGCATGTTATCTTTTAATAATTTTAATTCTGCTTTGTTTAACCTACCGCTTGATTGTTTTTTCTTTGAATCTAATAAAGCATCTAACGCAATTTCTCTATCCTTGTTTGTAAGTCTTCCTTTATTTGTCTCATGTACCATTAATAATACTCCATTGGTTCCTTGATCCGTGGTTCATCGTGATAGTCATCTGGGAGTTGTACAAAGTTTCCTTGTCGGTATCGCATAAGAGCTTGAGTTGTTGAATCAACGTAGTCATCATGATCTCCAAAAGGGAATGCTGCACATTCCTCTATTACTTCATCAGCCCACCTTTCATCAGGATACCACACTTGTCCTGACTCAAACATAGGCGCAACTGAGTTAACTCGTACGTGTTTATCTTGTCCTCTACTAGGAGTATAATTCACGACGGGTATTCCGATGGATCTTAACTCATCTGTAAGAGGAAGTCCAGAGGCTTTTGCTTCAATAATTACAGTCTCTGGTTCCCAGTATTTGTACTTTTCTAAAGCTCTTTGTTTTAATTCTATAAAGTCCCAACGACTTTTTTCTGCATCTAGTAATATTATCTGCGGGGTTCCTTTTTTTGGATGACTGAACACGCCCCATGTTGTGATCGCTGAGTAGTCCGCGCTTTCTTTTTTACTGAACGCGGTATCATAAGATTGGATCACGTGCATAAGATCAGGGATGTCATCTTCTTTCCACATCTGCCACCATTCTCTTTTGATAATAGATCCTTCTTCAGATGTTGGATTTTGTTGCCACTGTGCTTGCCATTTTTGCTCGGTTAACGAAGCACGGGTAGCTTCTAATGAATCAATATCCCAATATTCTGGCCAAATAGGTTTGTTACTAGGTAGGATTGCAGGAAATTCTACAAGCTCCCACTGATCTGCTTTAGGATCTTTTGATTGTGCGTCAATCAATTTACCTGTTAGATCTTTCGTGGACCACCGTGTCATGACGATAACAATAGCACCGCCTGGCTGTAAACGTTGACGAGGACCAGAAGTGTACCACTCATACGCATTGTCTAGAGCAGTAGCAGAAAGAGCATCTTGCTCACTGTGCGGGTCATCAATGATCAGTAAGTCTGCACCACGGCCCGTGATCGCGGATCCAACACCAGCAGCGAAATATTCTCCACCATGGTTTGTTTCCCAACGTCCGGCTGCTTTACTGTCCGCGGATATCTGAACTTTGTCAAAGAGTTGTTGAAAAAGTTGACTGTCTATTAGATGTTTCATCTTTCGACCGAATCGAACAGCTAGTTCAGTTGTGTGTGTAGTCTGAATGATCTTGAGCTTTGGATTATTTCCAACTAGCCACGCCGGTAGGAGGTAAGACGCAAACTCTGACTTAGTATGCCGGGGAGGCATGTTGACAATAAGTCGGTTTGTTTTTTTATCCTTGATTGCTTCAAAATGTTTGGCAATGCTTTGATGATGGTACCCGGAAATAAATTCTGGCCACACGTGTCTGACAAAAGGGATAAAGTTCTTCTCGGCAGCTTCTAGTTTTTTAAGATGCTCAACAATTAGCTGTTCATGTAATTCGGCTTCACTTTGACTAGTCATTGTATCTTTTTTATATATTATTAATTGGGAGAGTCAACGTTTGAAATTTTTAAAATTTTTTTGAGAAATCAATAGGGGGCCTATTTCCTGTATTTAGTGGTCGTATGATTTTGGACGGTAGTGTTTGTCTGGAACAGGGGGTATAGTAAAAAAAATTAAGAACCTATAATTCTATTTAGGGGGTGCGGGGGTGAGGGGTGAAAGGTCAGGAGCGCCAGCTGGCGCTCCTCGAATAAATATTAATTAATAAAGTTAAATTCCGATTTCTTTCAGTTCTTTCTTGGTCAATGGTTTAGGCGCGTTTAACTTTTGCATTCTATTAAACCATGATGAACGCATTTCAAATTTTACATTGGCTAAAAATCCGATGTAATCTTCCCAAGGTATTTTGTCAGAAATTACTTTTCCATCATGTAAAGCATTGGCTAAAGTAGTTCTCAGTTTTAACTCAGGGATTAATTTCTCATGTATCTGACTAATACCAAGAAATGCGCAGGCTATACCTACTTGAAAGCTAGTCTCTGTATTCATATGTTTTTTAACTTTGCTTGAGTCTGTATTTAAAGTCATAGTTATATTCTCCATTTCTAATTAAAAGTATAATGATATTTACTAAATTAGCAAGTTATTAAATTAATAGATTAATAGATTAATAGATTAATAGATTAATAGATCAGGCATAAAAAAACCCCGCATGAAATTAATCAAGCGGGGTTCACGGATTAAGAATAATTATAAATGTTCTTCTAATAATTCTAGTTGATCAGATAGAGGGATTAACCATGGTTCTAATACAGTGTGATAATCACTAAGAGCATCGATTGTATGATCACCATTACAACCCGTCCATAGTATCCAAGTTCCATTGTTAAATTCAATTCTGATTTCTTCATAGTCTTGAGATATCTGAACTGACTGATCAACATTATTAGTTAAAAGTTTATCTGATCTTTGAGCAAACCCATAATAGTTGCCGATCTTTTTCCATTTTAAATTTTGTTTTTTAGCTTCTTCTAAAATATAAAATAAAAACGGTTTTCTGACTTTGTTTATTTCTTGAATTACTTTTTTATAATCCATAGTTTTATTCTCCATTTCTAATTAAATAATATATAAATGGGACGCTATTGCAAGTATTATTCAACGGTCGTAGAATAATGATTATAGGATAATGAGCCGTTGTTCACGGCTCATTTAACTTATTTATTCGTGACCAATTAATCTAACTTCACCACTTTGTTCGTAGCCGCTCTGACCTGTATCATTGATTTCTATGTCAGTGTCAAAAGATAGCCAATAGTTTGGCTTTGCTTCTCCTTGTACCTTATCCTCAACATCTTCGTAATCTGACTCTTCAATTACCCTAATTGGTAAATGCTTCGCCTCAGAATGTTTTTTCATTAATTCACCTAGTAGTTTATGTAATTGCTCTACGTTCATTATTTATCACCGTCAGGGTTTTTTAAATGATCGTAAGTATAATCATAATTATAATGAGAAATATTAATTATCCTTTTGTATTCTTCAACTTTTTCTTGTGATCTTTGCATTTCTTTAACATCTTTTAAAATGCCTTCAAGCGCCTTGCCTAGCGAATTAATACCTTTTTTTCTCTTTCTTTCTATTCTGTTTTTTTCTTCTTGCTCCGTGATTTGATAATTATTATTCATGGTTTTAAGTCCTTTCTATATTATCCCATAATCTTATTACTTAAATAAGAAATCGTCAAGCGCTTTATAATTATACTTAACCCCGACCGTCGGGGAAATATCCAACAAACACGGAACACGATCAACGGGACTTGATGAAAGGTCAGCGCCTTTGTCACCGTCGTACAGTTTGATGGTTCTGCGCTCGATGTGCTTAATCAAGTAATAATTTCTACCACCGTTGGTAAAGTTGTTATAATTCCATGATATTTGCAACGGTGATATATTAACCGAATTCATTTTGATACATTTTAATTCAAGCCAAATAGGTCTTTTATTCTTAATTCCATATAAATCAGGAACGCCTCCACCGTGACGGTTTTCTACTCGTTGCCAAAAAGCGCCTTTAATATTGTCTTTTATATTTTTACCAAAAAGGGTTTCAGGCTTGACAGTCATTTCCCATAATCTTATTATTATATAATAACTTGTCAAGGTATTTAATATATTCATTAAAACCAAAGTATTTAATATATTCATTTAAACATTTATTTTCTTTTTTTATCTTAATTACTTCGTATGGCGTTGGGCTTCCTTCTTTTAAATGCTCTTGTAAATATTTAATTTGAATTTTTAAATGGTAATTATCCTCTTTAAGATTCTTAATTTCAATTTCTAAATCTCTTCTTTTTTTTAAATTACTCATTTAATAATATATTTTTGTTTTTTCTTCAACTTCCATAAGTTCACTAGAAAGATCATCACAAAAACTTTCAATGTTGCCTTTTTGCAACGGGTTTAGCGTTGGATTGTTTTTAACTATATCCAATTTCATTAAAGCTTCTTCTATTTCGTCATATAATTGTGAATTGTCATCAATTTCTTGTTGTCTTAGTTCGCTTACTTTTCCCATTTTGTCCTTTCTTAATTGTTTATTAATAAACAAGGCTTGTTTTATAAGACATTAAGCACTCATAGGTCATGAACCCTACTAGTAGTCAAATAGGTAAAATTTAAATACATACCTTTTTTAGTATACCTTGTCGTCGTCATTATAGAATACAAACCTAACACTTTCGCCACCTAGTCGCACACCTTACAAATTCTCGCCGTCATGTGTTCAGCAACGCCACTTATGTAAGTAACGCTAGGCTTGGTTGCTACTAAAGATTTAATATTCATATCTTATATATATGAGATAAAAGTAAAATGTCAACCCCAAAAATAAATTTATTTTATTCTTGTATTATCCCATATTAATATTATATAAATAATTAAGAAAATGTTTTCTAGGGGTAAGTAATAAACGGAGTTATTCGGCTTACTTATCCCGACCGCGTAGAAATTAGAAAGGACTAAAAAATGAAAAAACTAATTGAAGAACTAAGTATGGAAGTTGCCGAGCTTTTAGACAATCCAACAAATACCTCTGTCTATATGGTAGAGACAGAGACAATAAATAATATTCAAGATCTAGTAACAAAACTAGAAAATAAAATATATGATCTGTTTCCTATTCTGGACGATGAGGAAAGGAATAAAGATGAGTGATTTACAAATGGAAGATCTTAGAGAAAATATACAAAAAAACTAGAAAGGCTATAAAAATGATTATGCAAGAAATAACAAAAAGCCAATTTATAGATAAATTTAATAGTGTTAGACCTGATAATTTTAGTTATCACGGATTATCAGTTTTATATGATTGGTTAGTAGAATATTATGAAGAAGCAGAAAAAGGCTATAAATTAGACGTAATAGCTATTTGTTGTGAATATTCAGAATATGAAAGCTTAGAAGAATTTAACAAGGATTACGATAGAGATTACGAAAGTATTGATGATATTAGAGATGATACTACACTAATCCCTATTAATTCAGAAAGCTTTATTATACAACAATTTTAAATAATTCGAAACGCCCTTTATAATGGGCGTCTTCTACCTTTAGCAAGTAGAACTGATGAGATAGCTAAAACTGAAAGGTTAAAACATGACTACACCAAAAATATACAAACATTATGAAGAGGCTAGTAAAGAAGCCTGTGAAAATTTAAAATATCA